CTTAGTTAGTAAAGATGAGGGAAATGAAAATGATGTGTTAAGCGATATGCTACAAATCATAGGCGACTTTATTTCAGTATTAAAAAATTCACAATCATTAAACATAGACACAAACACAGATTACAGACTACAAGATAATATTAACTGCCAACCATTTACAGAACGATTTGATGATGATGTAACAGGTTGGGTGGCTGACTTATCAATTAGAGTATTCTTTGATTATAGTGCTTGTAATGGAGCAATAGAATAATTAACAAATAAAAAATAAAAATGGCATCAACAGTAACACCAACAACTTTAAGCGTAACAGTTTCAGAAACTATTACTTTAAATGGAACAACATTTGACACAATTAATACACAAGAAATTCAGAATGTAGGAAACTATGTAAATAATGTTTTCAATATACAAACAGGAACACAAGAAATACTTAAATTTTCAAGAACAGGAGTAGCACCTAGAGATGGAGAGTATGATGTTGATTTAGTTAAGTATATTAGATTAACAAATGCTGATGATACAACTAACGTTAAGATAGTTATGAGTTATGTTGTTTCTGCTGACCAAAATATAACTTTAGAAGCAGGTGGAACTTTTGTAATGAATAATTTGTTTCTTGCAGCTGCTGACACTTTAGAAAGCATATATATTGTAACAACGGCAGCAGTTGATATTCCTTATGCTATTGGCTCAATAACAGCTTAATGAATACTCTTGAAACAGAAAAGGTATTAAAAGCATTTGCTGATAAGGTTATACAAAGAGCTGTAAATAATTTAGCAAAGGGCGACCATATATCTAGTGGCGAATTAGCAAAGAATCTTGACTATGAGGTTGAGGTTTATAAAAGTGGTTCATTAGAAATGGAATTTACTGCACCATATTATTGGAGGTTTCAAGACAAAGGAGTAAAAGGAAGTTCAGGAAAACAAAGTCCTAAAGGAAAAAGGAATGGAAGAAATTCTCCTTTTAAATTTAAAGGTAAGAATATCAAAAGAGGTGTTGCATTAGCTTGGGTTAAAAGGAAAGGAATTAAGGGTAGGGATAAAAAGGGTAGGTTTATAAAAGATAAGTCCTTAGCGTACCTTATTGGTAGGAGTATTGCACTATATGGAATACCTGCTACTAGATTTTTTAGTAGTGCCTTTAGATTTGAAGCTAAAAAACTACCACCTGAAATAAGAAAAGCATACGCAAGTGATATAGATAAGTTCTTGAAATTTGCAATTAAGGATTACAACAAAAAATATAACTAATGGCAGTACAGAATTACATAACAATTCAATATACAGAAGCAGACAAAGGAGAAGTAATTAACTTTGCTTATCACGACTTTGTAGTTTCATTAGATGGTATAACAAACTATCCTCAATACTATAATTTTGTAAATTTCAAATACATTTTGCAAGTGTTTGTAGATGATAAACAAATCGCTACAATGAAAGCACCACCAAATAGTCCTGCATTAGATAATAGAAATGCTTTATTTAATGTAAGAGCAATAGTTGAAGATTATGTTAAAACAGACCAAAGTGGTTTTGCATCTTTCAATAACGGAATACTAAATCAATCAACCAAAGAACAAATAGGCTTTCAAACTAAACCACACGCAATTCATCAAATAGATAGATTTGCAAGAAATAAAAGTAATTTAGTTGAAGTTAATTTTAGGGTAGGTGCTGAATGGTTTGAAGATGGTGTATTTGTAAAGACACCAATTAAAGTATTAAAAATATCTTCTAAGACTAATTTTCTTCCTAGATATTATTTTTGGAATGGTGTTTTACAATTTAGTGATTTACAACAAGGACACGCACAAAGTCTTGATTACATACTAGATGGTAATACAAAAAAATTCTTAACTAGAAAGGAAAACAATATAGAAAGAAAGGTTACCAAAACTGATTATGAAACTTTAGCTTTCTTTAATGGAGTTTATACATATGTAAGTGGAAACAATGGACATCAAATACCTTTAATCAATTTAGCTTCATCAGTTTATGATATATACATAAAAGCATATGGAAGTAATGCTTTTACAATGATAATACCAAACAATGATTCTAATGGTGGAAGTTTCAATCCTTTCTTTAGTATTCAAAATGGAGTTGAGCCACCTTATACATCAGAGGGATTGTTGTATGTTGGAGTAGGTTGTAAGAATTTAGCTGACAATGGATTAACGGCAGTTGGTGGTGGTGCAGTTACGGAAGCCACTTTTGATGGAGTTACACATTATGAGGTATGGGCAAGAAATGCTGCAACCAATCAAATTAGTGAAAAATACACTTTTAGATTAGTATCAGAAGAATGTACCTATGAAAGAATTAGAATAACTTATCTTAACAGTTTAGGTGCTTGGGATTACTTTAGCTTTACTAAAAAATCAACTAGAACAACTGAAATAACTAGAAGTAATTACAAAGCGAATTATGGATATTCTCCTTTAATTAGTCAGCCTCAAAATGTAAATAATAACAATCGTTGGGAGTATGGAAGTTATGAGGGTGGTACAAGGAGTTATAATGTTAATGCAATAGAAACAATAGAAGCAAATTCTGATTGGTTAACTGATGCAGAAGCAGAATCATTGAAAGAATTATTTGTAAGTCCAATTGCTTATATTCAAAGTAGCAATGGAAACTTTGACCCTGTTATAGTAACGGAATCAGATTACATATTACAAACAACTGCAAATGATAAGTTAAAACAATACATCATAAACATACAATCAGGACACGAAAATAGAGTACAAAGATTATGATAGTAGAACTTAAAGTAAAATTAGATAGTGGCGAATATCAAACCTTAGATACTTATGGAAATGAAAATGTTTCTTTAACATTTCAGATTGATGATATAAGAGATGTAAGTAGTAAGAACGCTAGTTATTCAAAAGATTTTAATTTACCTGCAACTAAAAATAACAACGAATACTTTAATCATTTCTACGATGTAGATAGATATAATAATGAATCTTCTTTATTAGCAGGAGTTGTTATAGGCTTTAATCCTTATAAAAACAAAAGATGTATTCTTATTGTTGATGGTATCACTATACTAGAGGGTTTTCTAGCATTAAATCATTCGTTAAACAAACAGACAGAAATATCTTATAAGGTTACTATTTTTAATAATGTTGCTAACTTAATGGATATATTGGGAGATGCTACAATGAATGATATTGATTGGAGTTACCTAAATCACGAAAGGTCTTGGGGAAATGTTTATGCTTCTTTTTTAGGAGTTAATCAATCTAATGTAGAAGTAGATTATACCTACCAATACTTTAATTTTACAGACGTTCAATATGGACAAGGATATATACCTTATCAAAAGAATTTAAACTATGTATTGTGTTTAAAGTTAAAAGCAGTAATTGATAAGATAATGCAATATGCAGGTTTCAATTATGTTAGTGATTTGTTTAGTACAGATGAATTTAAAAGATTGTATTTTGATACTGTTATGCTGCAAGAAGTAGCACCACCAAGAACTATTACTGCTCAATTATCTTCAGGTTTAGCAGATGGATTACCTTATTATGCTAAAATAAGTCCTTTTGAAAGTGTTGGAGAAGTAGGGCAAGTTTTTCCTTTTACAAATCAAAGTCCACACAAATTTCAATGGGGAATTGAAACAGGAGATACTTTAAATGAAGTAGATGAATATGGTACTATAACTTTAACAGAAGCTGCACAAGTATTTATTAAAGTAGATTTAAAATTATTATCAGCACCTCAAACATTAGGTGGTGGCTTTACTGAAAATGGTGTTGTTTCTATGTTTGTAAATGGTGTAGTAGCTGATTCTGTAAATATAGATGCAAGTACTTTTAATGGTGCAGGTAATCCTGCTACTGCAACTGCTTTTCAGTACCATACTTTCACACATAGTGGTTTCTATGATGCAGGAGATGTAATAGAAGTAACATTTGGTTCATCTTTCAATCCTAGTTATACTCAATTTAGTAATTCAGCAGGTAATGTTGGTGGTTGGTATTATGGTTTTGGGGTTGATAATTTGTTATCAGAATTTAGATACTACATAGCACCAAGCACACCTGAATCAAATATATTAGGAAATTTAGGAAGTATTAAATTATCAGATATATTGAAAGATGTAATTACAATGTTTAATCTAAATGTTACACAACAAGATGGAAATACAATTTTATTTCAGCCATATTCAGACTTTGTTTCACAAGATTTTATAGATTGGACTGACAAAGTTGATACTAATGAAGAAGAAATATCAGTGGTAGAAATACCAAAAGAAATTAACTTTAAATTTGCAGAAGATAGTAACGACCATTATCATAATATTTATGAATCTCAAAATGGAATGAGATATGGAAATCATAAGATAATATACAATACAGATAATACAGAAGTAGTTGATATTGAATTAAAAGTATTTGCAGCACCACTTTGTAGAACTTTAAGCAATGTAGCAGTTAATTCACAACATATGGGAGAGTTGAAAGATGATGTTATGACTACTTTTAAAAATAAACCTAGAATAGTTTATAGGGTAGGAAGTTACAATCCTGCTATTAGTTATCCAATAAGTCCTGTTTGGTTGTTAGATAGTAACGATGCAGCTTGGAATCCTGATATTGGAGACCAAAGATATGCTTACAATGGTATGACACATTTTACTGATATACTTTCTAATGTTAATGCTGATGATTTTAGTTTTTTATTCGGTTTAGTAAATACAGTTGGTATGAGTGATTTAAGTTTACAACCAACAAATAATTTTTTTACTAAATATTGGTTTGCATACATTCAAGAAAGATATAATGAAAATGCTATTTTATTAAGAATGAAAGCTAAATTAACTCCTACTGATATTCTAAATTTAGATTTTTCTAAAAAATACAAAATAAATCAGCAAGAGTACAGATTAAACAAAGTTGATTATAATACAGACAGAAACAAATTAACAAGTGTTGAACTAATAAGGGTGTAATGAAAAAAATAGATTCAATTTCAGATGGTGGATTAGTTTTATTTGTTGATGAAACAAAGAGAGGTGCAACCACAAAAGGAACACAAGAGGATTGTTTGCAATATGCTTACAAATATAAATCAGGAGATTGTTATGCTTTTACAGTTTCCAATGAAATAACACCTGCTAAAAACTTAAATTCAAATAATGAATTTGAAGTTAAATCTTTTGTACGTGGAAATAACAATATTGTTAAGGCAGGAACGAACAATGTTTTAAATGGAGATAGACACACTACAAGTCAACAAGCTAATTTTTCTATATTACACGGAAACGGCTCATACAGTGAAAACTTTGGAGAGATGTCTTATTCAGCTAACTTAATACAAAACAGAGGTAGATACACCATTTTACAATATAGTGGCTTTACAAGTGATGATACTGAAACAGAGATTTTTATAGGTGGCAGGAAAGACCATAGGTTTCATCCTAACAATTCTTATGCTACTGCTTACTTTATACAATCTAATAGTGTTGCTCTTTGTTCTAATGAGGGATTGATGTGGAGTCAATCTAATTTTCAAGCATTCAGAAATATTGCAGGACAGTTTACAGAAGTAGGTAATCACACACCAACACAATTAAGAGATTCAGCATTAAATTATTCTTTAGAATTACAAATGGTTGATAATACATTGGGGCATGATTATTTAAAACTAATGGTAACAGGAGAAGTAGGAGATGATGTTTATTGGGATATTACTTTAAAAATTACAGAAGTTAGAATACCTGAAATACTAGCTGCTAATTCTATTTTTAATCCTAATTTTTTAGGAAGTCCTACTTGGCAGAAAATTAATCAAGATACAAATAACATAATTACAATACCTTACGATGCAACTACTGGTGGTAGTAAAATGTTTGGAGATGGAACGAGAAATTTAGCAATGAGATATACTCCTTTAGTTTGGGGTACTAACCTTTGGAAAATTACTTTTGACTTAAAACAAATACCATATACTGATGTAACAATAGATTACATTGAATTAAAAGTACAAGTAAGAGTAAACAATCAAAATAGTCAAGTATTTACTAATGAGGGAACGCATAGTTATTATGTAAATACAGTTGGTGGTAATAACTTTATACAATTTATGATAAACTCAACAACAGGAGCAGGTGGTTGTATTATTAACAATGTTAAGGCTCAAATAGTAACATATTAAGATATGAAATTTAGACTTTTAGGACTTTTGATAGATATGAATTTTAGTGTTATGAAAGACACTATGAAATATTATACATCAAATATTAAAACAAATAATAACGATATAATAAAAGGCAAATGGCAGAAGAAGAAGTAATAGCAAAAGTCGGTATTGATACAGGCAATAGTGAGAAAAAACTAGAAGATGTCAAACAAGGAATAGACGACATTGGTAAAGCTACCGAAACAACGGCAAAGCAGACACCAAAACTTGCTAAAGGTATAAAAGGTATTGGAACAAGTTTCAAAGCCATAGCAAGTGCGACAGGTATAGTAATTGTTATACAAAAAGCATTTGAATTTCTATCAGAAGCATTACAAAAGAATCAGAAAATTGCTGATGCTATTTCTACTGTCTTTGATACTATAAGTATTGTATTCAATGAGGTTGCAAATACTTTAGTTGAAGTGTATGAAAACGTCACTAAAAGTACTGAAAACTTTGATGCTCTTGGTAAAGTAATGGGTGGCATAATTACTATTGCTTTAACACCTTTAAAATTATCTTTTTTTGGAATTAAATTAGCTATTCAAGAATTAATGTTAGCTTGGGAAAAATCTCCTTTAGGTGGTGGGGATAATGAAAAAATAGCTGAATTAACTTTAGGTGTAACGGAAACTAAAAATGCAATAAAAGAAACTGCTTTAGCAACAGTTGAAGCAGGAAAAAGTATTGTTACTAATTTTACAGAAGCCGTTTCAGAAGTTGGAAATATTACTACACAAGTTGTAGATGGTATTAAAGAAATTGATGTAAAAGCCGCTGCAAGTCAGGCAAAAACTGCTAAACAATTAGAAAATCAGGCAATTTTAGCAAAGGCATCATTACAAGGATTAGTTGAAGAAAATGATAGATTAGCTGAAAAGCAAAGACAGATAAGAGATAATGAAAATGCTAGTTTTGAAGAAAGAATTGCAGCCAATGAAAAGTTAGAGGAAATACTAAACCAACAAGAAAAAGATATGTTGGCTCTAGCTGATTTGCAAATAGCATCAGCACAAGCAGATTTAAAGAATCTTGATAACATTGAAAACCAAGTTGCATTACAAGACGCCTTAAACGAAAGGAAAGGAATTGAAGCACAAATAACAGGTTTTAGAAGTGAGCAATTAACAAATCAAGTATCTTTAGAAAAAGAACTTGGAGAGGTTAAGAATCAAATTGCATTAGAAACTTTAAGTGAAAGAGAAAGAGAACTTGAAGAAGTAGAACAACAATACGAGGAACTATTTAGGTTAGCTGAAAAAAGTGGTACAGATATAACTGAATTAGAAAAAAAGAAAGCTGATGATATTACTAAAATTAAAGAAGAACACGCAAAGGCTGATGAAGAAATAAACAAAGCAGTTGCAAATACCGAGTTACAAACTATGCAAGGTGTTACGGCAGGTGTTAAAGGTTTATTTGGCGAACAATCAGCAGCAGGAAAGATTGCAGGTATTATTGATGCTACTATCAATACTTATGTAGGTGCATCTAAGGCTATCGCACAGGGTGGAATTTTAGGTCCCGCATTAGCAGGTATTACAATAGCATCAGGGTTAGCACAAGTGAAAGCAATTGCAACAACTCCTGCACCACAATTTGCAGCAGGTGGTATCGTAGGTGGTGGTGGAACAGGAACAAGTGATTCTGTACCTGCTGTTTTAAGTAAAGGAGAAAGTGTTATCAATGCAAAGAGTACAAGAATGTTCAAACCATTATTGAGTACAATTAATCAAGCAGGAGGTGGTAGAGCCTTTGCCGGAAATGATGGAAGTGGTGGACAAACAGGTGGAGTGGTAAAAGCATTCGTAGTATCAGATGATATGACTAATGAACAAGATAAATTAACTAAAATAAGACGTAAAGCAACAATATAATGGAAAATAACACACAAATCGTAGAATTAGTAATAGATGAACAGAACGAGGATATGGCTATTGACGCAATATCTTTAGTAACAGACCCTGCAATAGAAATAGACTTTATGTATTTCAATAAAAAGAAATCTAATCTAGTTTTAGCAAAGACTGACAATGAACAAAGGGTTTTGGTTAGTCCTGCATTGATACCTAACAAACAAATTTATAGGTTTGATGCAGAAACAAATCAGGAGTATTATGTTTACTTTACAGAAGAAACAGTTAAAAAAGCTAGTCAGATGTATTTGAAACATCAGAACAATAACAAGGCTACTATTCAGCACGAAGAAAATACAACAGGTGTTCATACAGTTGAAAGTTGGATTGTTACTGATGCTGAAATGGATAAATCTAAACTCTTTGGTTTTGAAGTACCAAAAGGAACGTGGATGGTATCTATGAAAATAGAAAATGATGAGGTTTGGGAAAGAATCAAAGAGGGAGAACTAAAAGGATTATCTATTGAGGGATATTTCGTTGATAAAATGGAAACTCTTGGCAACCATCCAAAAAAGAAAAAGAAAAAGAAATACGAACAAGTAGATGAAATAGATGGAATGCCTTTATTTGAAACAAAGGAAGAAGCTATTGAAGTGGCTAAAGAAATGGGTTGCGAGGGATACCACGAACACGAGGGATTGTTTATGCCTTGTAGCGACCACGACATTATATCTGCTTTAGAGGATATTCTTAAACCGAAAATGTAACAAGTAACATATTTTTATATTTACTATAAACTGACATACTATGCCACAAAACAAAACATATTTATCTGCTATTGACAAATCAAAGTTAGATAAATTAAAAAAAGTAAAATTAGCAGAAGCTAAAAAAATTGAATTAGCTTTAGTTGATGAAGCACAAACTTCTATTAAAGAAGCAGATGGTTTGATTAAAGATTTAAAAAATTACATAAATATTTTTGAAGATATAAATACGCAATATCTTCAAGCAATATCTAGAATTAGCGATTTTGTGCAAGAATCATCAAATGATAGAGATGTAGCAAATTCATTAGTTGACGTAATGAATAACCAAGAACGAGAATTTGATAAAAGTGCTGAAGCTTTAGGAATTGATATTTCTAAAATTCCTCTTGCTAGTAAATTAGTGGATAAATCTACTGAATTAGCAAATTTAACTGCCGATTTAGAAGATGTAATAGAAGAAGCTGATAGATTAATTTAACAAAAATTCGGATTATAAAATAAAACTATGGATATTAAAACTAGAATCAGAGTAGCATTAGGCATCGAGGATGAAACTATTGCTTTAGCATTTGAGGGTAAACTTTTAGATGGAACAATTATAGTATCAGAAGCTGATGCACTTGTAGAGGGTGTTGAGGTTATGGTAATGACAGAAGATGGCACGACTATCGCAGTACCTGTCGGCTCTTATGAGATGGAAGATGGAATGACTTTCGTAGTGGAAGAAGAAGGCATCATCGCATCAGTAGGAGAAGTAGAAATTGAGGAAGAAGTAGAAACAGAAGAAGAAGATAAGGAAGAAATGTCTGACGACAAATTAACTGAATTTTCGGAGGTTGTTATGCAAATCTTTACTGAAATGAAAGAAGAAATTGATGCACTTAAAGAAAGTGTTGCTGAAATTACAGGAACTAATCTTTCACAAGAAGAAGAAATTGTTGATTTACAAAAAGAAAATACAGAATTATCTAAACAATTAGGTAATAAACCTGCTACTCATAATGTAAACACAAAAAAGTTTTCTAAAGGAACATCAAAAGTATCTTTAAGCAAAGCAGATTATAACAAATTAACTCAACAAGAAAAGTTCTTGTACGACTTAAACAATTAACAATTAATTTATAACAAATAATTATGGCAAACCCAGTAATAACAACAGGTTACGCAGGAGAAGCAGCAGGTGTCTACTTAGCAGCAGCATTCAAACAGTCTTTATCTTTAGGATTTATGACTACTTATGAAAACATTAAATTCAAAAGAACTTTACAGGTAATGACTGACAATGGTCTTATCAAAAATGCTTCTTGTGATTTTGATGGTTCAGGTACTTTAACTTTAACTGACAAAATTCTTACTCCTAAATTATTAGAAGTAAACGTTCAACTTTGTAAGCAAGACATATTAGACGATTGGCAGGCAGCTCAAATGAGAGCAGGTGCAAACAACTCTGATTTCAGTGCAGACTTTATGGCATTTGTATTTTCTCACATTGCAGGTTCTATTGGACAGAATGTAGAAAACAACATTTGGAATGGTGCAGGTGCTAGTGCAGGACAATTTGAAGGTTTTTTAACTGCAACAACAGGTGCTTTTGCAGTAGATGGTAATACTATCCCAGTAGCAAAAACAGGTGTATTTACGGCTACAAACATCATCGAAAACATTGAAGAAGCAATTAACAATATTCCTGTAACAGTTTACGGAGCAGAAGATTTATACCTATATATGGGAACTGCTGCTTACAGACATTACTTATCAGCAATTTCTGCTTTAGGATATGTGAACGCTTACAATATGCAAGATGGATATGTTCCTTTAGCAAATGGTGTTAAAATTGCAATGTGTCCAGGAATGCCTGTTGATACAATCGTAGCAGCTAAACAAGGAAACTTATACTTTGGTACTGACTTAATCAGCGACCAAACAGAAATCAAAATGCTAGATATGAGTGCATTAGATGGTTCTGACAACATTAGAATCGTTGCTAAATTTAGTGGTTCTGTACAAGTAGGTATTGGTTCAGAAGTTGTAGTAGTATCATAGTTTAATTTTAATCTTTTGAAAAGTGGGAGTGTTTAGGCACTCCTACCAATCAATACAAAACCAATAATATGGCTTGTAATTTAACAAAAGGTAGGGGATTAGATTGTAAAAATGTAATGGGTGGTGTAAAGCGATTCTACATTTGTGTATTAGCTGATGCGACAACAACAGTTGCATCAGGTTCATTGACAGATTTAGACATAAACGCAGCCGTTGGTGGAAGCAATCTATATCAATATGACTTACCAAGAGGTACTGCCTCTATAACAGAAACAATCACAGGTTCAGTAGAAAACGGAACAGTTTTTTATGAGCCAAGTGTGAATATCAAGCTACACGCTTTAACAGTAGCTGATAGAAATGAATTAAAATTACTTACTCAAAACAGATGTCTAGTATTCTGTGAGTTGCAACAAAAATATGCTAACGGACACAATGTAATTGTAGCAGTTGGTTTAGAAAATGGTTTAGACTTGTTAGCAGGTACTGAAGCATCAGGGGTGGCAGCAGGAGATATGAACGGATACGATTACACATTTTCAGGACAAGAGCCTGAACCTATGGTATTTGTTGCTGATTATACTACTGTACCATTTGACAATGCAGCATTTACTGTTACATTGGTAAATTCTTAACATAAATTCATAATTTGATTTGAAAGGGGGTACTTAATTGTACCTCTTTTTTTTTGTTATTGTAATAAATAGCTTTTTTTTATATTTACTATAAACGGATATGCAATACTTTGAACAAGCATTAGTTGGTGTAGATGAATTACAATCTTTAAGATGTACACTTACAGAGGTATTAAGAAGTGGTGAAGATACTTTTAAGATAATTTTAAGCAATGATTTATCTAAAGTTGAAAAAAGCATTACTCCAATATCTTATGTTCAAGGAATTAGATTTGATATTCTGACTTTTAAACTTACATTTGCTTCTGCTGATGAAGATTTAGCAAATGGTATTGTACACTTTGAACCGACAGGAAGTTATACTTGGAGGGTAGAAGATGCAGATACACAAAGAATATTACAAAAAGGAAAAGCTATTGTTTATCCTAATGGCACGTTTACAACGGCACACAAGTTTGGAAATGAGGTTAATTATACAGAACACTCTAATCCAACAACTAACACAATTTACATTCAAGCATAATGAAAAATAGATTATCACAAGTTTATCTAGAACAACAGACTGCACCAAAAATCGTTGAATCTGACAGAACTGATTGGGTAGAGTTTGGAGAGGGAGAATACAGAAATCAGTACCCTCAATTCCTAATTGAGTTATACAATTCATCTGCAACACATTCTGCAATAGTAAACGCAACATCTGAAATGATAGCAGGTAAAGAAGTTGTAATAGAAGAAAATGGAAATTTACAATCAAATGTAGAGTTGAAACAATTCTTTGCTAACATTAATGGCAAAGGTGGTAGTGTAGAAGAATTATTAAGAAAAACTGCTTTTGATTTAAAACTACACGGCTCTTATGCTTGGAATGTTATTTGGAATGTGGATAGAACAAAGATTGTTCAGGTACATCATATACCTGTTGAGAAATTAAGAAGTGGTAAACCTAATGCAATGGGTATTGTAGAAGAATACTACCTATCTAATGATTGGACACAAATTAGAAAGAAACAATATGCACCTCACAGAATACCTGCTTTTGATAGTAACGACAGAACAAGTCCTAATGCTATTTATTTCAATGGGTTGTATAGTGCAGGAATGGACATATACCATACTCCTGATTATGTGGCATCTACTAACTGGATTCTTACCGATAATCTTACCTCCAATTTTCATTTGGCAAATATCCAAAATGGTTTTAGCCCTAGTTTTTGGATAAACTTCAACAATGGAGTACCAACGGAAGAAGAAAGATTTGCTATTGAGCAACAAATATCAAGGAAGTTTAGTGGTGCAGGAAATGCAGGTAAGTTTGTTCTTACTTTTAGTGATGATGCTAATTCAAAACCTGATTTACAACCTATCCAATTGTCAGATGCCGACAAACAATATACAGTTTTAAACGAATTATGTATTCAAAACATAATGATTGGACACCGAGTTACTAGTCCTCAATTATTGGGAGTAAAAACGGAAGGACAATTAGGTGGGAGAACGGAGATATTAGAAGCCTATGAGTTATATTCTAATACAGTTGTCCAACCTTATCAAGATATGCTCTTAAAGAGCCTTAAAATGCTATGTACGACTAACAATATGGTGTGTAATATATCTATTAAAGATTTAAGTCCTTTGAATAGTATGTTTGATGCTGATATATTGGCTGATGTATTAACAGAAGATGAAATAAGAGAGGAACTTGGATATGCACCAAAGCAACAAGTGTTAGAGGAAGAAGCTAGAAAGTTTGCTAGACATAAGGTTCTGAATAATTTTATTGAAAAATATGGCGAGGATGAAGATTTAAAAAATTGGGAGTTGTTAAGTGAGGAAGAAGTGAATATGGAAGATGAACACCAAGATTTTGACTTTGAACACAACCTTAATGAATTATCAAAAAAATTAAATTTAGTAAGAACAGGAAGTCCTAGAAAACGAGGTAGCAAACAAGATGGTTTTGACGATGAATTTAATCTTTACAGAGTTCGTTACCAATATACAGGTAAAACTAAAAAACATTCTTCTGAAAGAAAATTCTGTACCCAAATGGTACAAGCAAACAAGATATATAGAAAGGAAGATATAATTGGACAGGCTCATAGTCTTTCAAGCATACCTGCTAACAAAGGTTTTGGAGAAAACGGCTCTGATATTTACAATATTTGGCTTTACAAAGGAGGACCTAATTGTTATCATAAGTGGGTTAGAAAAATATATGTAACAAAGTTTGGTAACAAACCTAATTACAACACAGACGAAATAATTAACAAAACAAAGGCAAGAAGCAGAGGTTTCAAACCTGAGGAAAATGACCAAAAGATATATCAAGCACCAATTGATATGCCTAATCGTGGTTATGTAAACCCTAGATAACAATGGCAGTACTATTCATATCAGAAGATAAATTAAAAAGAAGTACAACTATCAACGGAAATGTTGATGTAGAGTTGTTAAGACCATATATGAAAGTCGCACAAGATTTACATATTTGGACAAAGTTAGGTAGTAAATTGTATGAAAAATTACAATCTGATATTACAGGTGGCACTTTAACAGGTAACTATGAAACCTTAATAAATACCTACATACAAGATGCTTTGGTGCATTGGACTTTGTATGAAGCAATTCCTTTTTTGGGTTACAAAATAATGAATAAAGATATTGTAAGACAAACAAGTGAAAACTCAACGACTGCACCATTAGAAGAATTAAATTACCTAAGGAATACAGTTATGAATACTGCTGAATGGTACACAGAAAGATTGATTGACTACTTATGCGAGAATAACAATTTGTTTCCTGAATACAATACTAATACAGGTGCTGATTTAAGACCAAGTAGAAACAATTACAACAACGGAATGAATTTAGGAAAAAGAAGATTAGACGATACACAAATAACTTTAAGAGACTTTCTAGATGGCTCAATATAAACCAAAAAAGAAAAACGAAATTAAGCTAAAAAGCTACATAGATAATAAAGATGAAAGAAATAATAAAGGAAAACGCAGATGTACTAGGGCTGAATAGTGTATCATTTTCAATTAGCTTTACAACATTACATCAAACTTTACAAATAGCTTTATTGATAGTTTCAATTATATATACTATTGATAGGTTTATTTATTATAGAAACAAAAGAAAATGATATACTTTAAACATCACGAATTTGATTGCCCAACTAAAAAAGGAACAGGAGAATTAATGGAAGTTAAATTTCTTGAAATGTTGGATGATGCTAGACATATATCAAAGATTCCTTTTTATATAAATTCAGGATATAGGACTCCTGAACACAATAAGTCTATTGGAGGAAATCCTAATAGCAGCCATATGAAATTCTGTGCAGCAGATATTCATTGTGCAAATGGACAAGATAGATTAACAATGGTACACGCTTTAATCAAAGTAGGTTTCAGAAGAATTGGGATAGCAGATACATTTATCCACGTAGATACTGACAGAAACAAACCACATTCAATATGGCTTTATTAACAAGCATCTTTTCAAAACTTTTAGGCGATAGTTCCAAAATCATAGATGAAGTTGTAACTTCGCAAGAAGAAAAATTAATTCTTAAAAACGAATTAGAAAAAATTATCAATGCAAATCGTAGTATCATTGAGCAAGAAGTTACCAAAAGGTGGGAAGCTGATATGCAAAGTGATTCTTGGTTGTCAAAGAACATTAGACCAATGGTTTTGGCTTTTCTTGTTTTTAGCACCGTACTAATGATTTTTATTGATAGTGGCACAATAGTATTCCTTGTGGAAGATAAGTGGGTAGACCTACTGCAAATAGTCTTAATCACAGTAATAGGTGCATACTTTGGAAGTAGAGGATTAGAAAAGATAAAAAATGGCAAACAATAGATACAGGTTGCGACCAAACGAAGAAAAAATCATTCACGATTTAAGAAAGGAAGATTTTAGAAATGTATTAGTGATTGGTGATTTACATTCTCCATTTACAAGAGAGGGTTACCTCGAACATTGTATAAATACATATCAAAAGTATAATTGTAATACAGTTGTACTGATTGGAGATATTATTGATAACCATTATTCTAGTTTTCACGAACAAGACCCTGATGGTTTTGGTGCAGGAGAAGAATTAGATAGAGCCATTGCTCAAATTCAACCATTTTACAAAGCATTTCCAAAAGCTAAAGTATGTATAGGAAACCACGATGCTATTATATGTAGAAAAGCTTTTAGTAGTGGTATTTCAAATAGATGGATAAAAGACTATGACGAGGTATTAGGTACTTATGGTTGGGAGTTTGCACAAGAACATACAATAGATGGTGTTAAATATGTACACGGAACAGGCTCATCAGGAAAAGGTGCTACAAAAAGAGTATTAGAATGGCAAACAAGTGTTGTACAAGGACACATTCATACAGAGGCATATACAGATTGGTATTGTAATAAAGACAAAAAATTATTTGCTATGCAGGTTGGTTGTGGAGTAGATGATAGGACCTATGCTATGGCATACGCAAAGAACTTCACAAAAAAATACATCATATCTTGTGGTGTAGTATTAGAAAACGGCACTATTCCTATTGTCGTTCCTATGGAACTATAAAGTTATTAAAAAAAGTTTCATCTGTAACTGCCTATAACATAAGGAGTTACATATTTTTCAATAAAGTTACACGAAAGTTATTATACTTTTTCTTGTTAGACTGATATGATGTCTATATATTCGTGGTATATTAATTATTAAAAAATAGGAAAATGGAAGATTTAAAATTAGAATTAGATAAAATAGTTGAAAACCACAAAGGAACTTATTTAGATGCTCTTTGGATAGGTATTATGAAACCATCTAGTATGGGTTGGAGAGAAGCTAAAAAATTAGGTATGGAAAAAGATTTTTATTATGGTTGGATGTTTTATTCTACAAGTACCAATTCTAACGGAAATGATTTATTAGAAAAAATTCAAAAGGTTTGTAGTCCTTATGATATGAGAATTAGAACTTACGATTTATAAAATTAACCAACCTCAACGGCTCGAGCTTAACGGCTCGGGCTTTTGGTGGTAAGAAATCAATTACATAGATTTATAAAAAAATAGGAAATTATGATTTACAATTGTTATTATTCAGAAAGAGATAAGAATGGTGTTAAGATGGACTTGAAGCATCTTAATAGACACGACGATATTATCAAAGTTATAGAAGCAGATGATGTTAATCACGCAATGATAATTTTCGAGAAAGAATATCCTAATCTAGTTATGATAGGGATTAATAGATACCGACATTACGAGCAGGTTGGTATTGGTAGTAATTGCTCAATGGTTAAAAAATTATATAAAAAATAGAAATTATGGGATTAAGCAAAAAGTATTTTATGGAATTGCGAGAGCAGTTTATGGAAAAAGAAAAAATGGTAGAAAGTGTCAAACTAGGAGATGTGATGTACACCATAGAAAGCAGAAAATCAGGACTCGAAGAATTGATTGATATGCAAGAAAATGAAATCGTTAAATTTAAGAATGATGGTATCGACCATATGGTTAATTATTGTCAGAGTTGTATAGAGAAGTATCAATTTGCTATTGAGCAGTTAGATAGTGTCTATGGTATCATAAAACTATACAAATAATGGAAAGAGAAGACACGGCACTAGAACTTATCGCAGGAGTGATAATAGTATTTTTACCAATTTTAATTTTATTTATCTAATGACAAGAAAAGAAACAATGAACAAGTTATTTAAGGATAATGGCTTGGTAGCAGAAGATGTATTTCAACATCAGCATTACACAATCATCACAAGGAGTGGTGTAGATAAACTTCAAGCAGGTTTTGATATTAGTATTGAATATGAAGTTATTAGTTGTAAGCCTGAATTTGCAGTAGTTAAGGCAAAGGCTTCCATACACGATGCTAATTACATAGAAACCTTTGGAAGTGCCTTAAAGGGTGCAAGTTTCAAAGATGGCAATACCAATACGTGGTATGTAATGGAAATGGCAGAGAAAAGAGCAATGAGTAGAGCCGTACTTAAGTTGGCAGGACTTTATGCTCTTGGAGTATTTGCAGAAGATGAATCAGAAAGTTTTAAAAAGTAACCAATCAAATTAATTATTATGAATTTAGAAATGAAAGGCAAGTTAGCCAAAGTATTAGATGCACAAAAAGGTGTTTCAAAAGCAGGTAAGGAATGGGTAAAGCAATCCTTTGTATTAGACAATGGTGCTAAATTTAATCCTGAAATATGTTTTAATCTTTTCGGACAAGAAAAGGTTGATATGTTAATCGGCTTCAATGTAGGAGATGACATTGAGGTATTGTTCAATTTAAGTAGTCGAGAATACAAAGGCAACTATTATACTAGTGCTGATGTATGGAAGATGCAAAAAGTAGGACAAGAAGTAGTTCAAGAAGAAGAACATAATGGTTTACCTTTTTAATATGAACTATGACCAATATAAGCTATCCAATCCTTTCGACGAGGGGAGGGATAGCGACTTGGTTACCTCTTGTTGTGGTAGCGAAGAAGAAGTAAAAGAAAGTTTAGCACACGATGACAAGATTTATTATTGTTCTGAATGTGGAGATACAAGTTGGGATTATGATTTGATAGAGCAATACGAATATGATGAGAAAATGAAAGACCATTACTCTGAACTAGATAACGAAGACTATTAATATTATGAACGAAGTAGACAAATTATTACATAAGGCTCATTTGATAATAAATGAAGCGACTGGAACGGATATACCTAAGAGTGTAACCGAGAAAGCAAAAGCAGAAGCTAGAAAGATTTATAAGCAAATAAAAGAATTAGACCCTGATATGTATGAGGTATTAAAACAAGATGATAACAAATTAAAATAGGAAATTATGAATAGAAATATATTAGTAGAAATTGCCGAAGAAACAGTAAGCAAACTACAAGATGGAATAGGATTAGATAATGATGCTAGTGATTTACACCATTATTTATGGAATGAAGATTATTTTATTATAGGATATTACAAAGCTAAAAAATGGATTGAAAGTCATATGTCAGTATTTGATGCAATAGGAGAGATACAGGAATATGAAAAAGACCATTTTGGAGAAACCTATACCGATATTAGTAGTCCTGAAAATGTAGCAAATATGTTAGCATACATATATGGAGAAGTGGTATTGTATTCTAGTTCTACTCTTAATGAAAGATGGAATAGAAATTTAGACCAAGAAGATATTAATTTAATAATTGAAGAAATAGAAGAAGAATATGGACTATAATAGTAAAGTTAGAACATTAAAGTACTTGGTAGAAAAAGAAGCTGATTTACCAATGGGTGCAATAGATAGCAGAAGAAGAACTCCTGACTATTGTAGAGCAAGGCAAGTATTTTGTTCCTTTATGCTAGTGGATATAGAAATAGGTTATGCAAGTTTATCAAAATATATAGATAGGCATAGAACATCTTTATATTTCTATGAAAAGGAACACGAAAGATATATGTCAGATGCTAGAGTTTATCCTCAATACAATAAATTGTATAACAAAGTTAAAGAGGAATATTGGAAGTCTTTAGATTATGTATACGAAGATAATCCTTTAGGTGTTTTATTAGAGTTGAATGATATAGATGAAAAGATAGCAAGTTTGAATAGAAAAAAGAATATGCTGAATAATGAATTTAACGCAATGAGTAATGGAGAAAATAACAGTTAAGAAGAATGAGAACTATACAGTCATTAGTAATGTGTTCTTACGTGATAAGAGCTTGTCTCTTAAAGGAAAAGGCTTGTTGGCTTATCTATTATCATTACCGAACGATTGGAGTGTCTATGCTACGGAATTAGCTACTAGGCATAAGGACGGCATAACTGCTATTTATTCTGCCATAAAGGAATTAGAGGATAATGGATATGTTAAAAGGGAACGACAAAGGATTAAAGGTAAGTTGCAAGGAGTACATTATATTGTAAGTGAAACACCTATATTAGAAAACCTTAATATGGAAAACCTTAGTATGGAAAACCTTAATTTAGAAAATCAGGTACTAGTAAGTACTAATGATAATAAGATACTTAAAAAAGAAAATACTTATTATTTATTAGAATGGGAAAGTATAGCTTCTGAATTAGGTTTTACTGAATTAGATAACTTTATAGACTATTGGACAGAAAAAAGTCCTACAGGTAAAAAAATGAAGTTTGAAAAGCAAAGTACCTTTGATGTCAAAAGGAGAATGCAGAGGTGGATGAAAAATGGTTTCAATGATAAAAAGAAGTCTAGTGTAGAAACAGTATTAACAGATTATAATAAGACAATACAGGAATATGCAAACGGAAAAGATATTTTCTAGAATAAAAAGGAATGATATTAGTTCTTTGAAATTAGATGTCTATAATCTAATGACTAAAACTTATATTGAATTAGGACAGAAGCCTGATGATAAGCAAATAAAATTGAACTCTAGGCTCTTATACAACGACCTTATCCATTACTACGGAGGTATGACTATGGAAGAAGTTAGTTATGTATTTGAATCAGGAGTTAGAGATGGTACTGATGGTAGTAGTTGTTTCTTGAATGTCAGACAATGGAGTGTGTGGCTTAAAAAACATAAGACATCAGAAGCATTATTAAGACAGACAAATCAATTAACAATGTGGGATAGATACCAAAGGTCTCAAAAGCAAATAAGTTTAACTATTAACCAAGCAAAATTATTAAAATGACTAGATTAAGTAAAAAAAGTGAAGATGCCAAACATATCTATTGTTCGGTAAAAGAAATTTCAAGTATAGCAGTTGATGGCAACACAACACATATGCAATTAGAAGTACCAATAATTGTAGATGAATTAGGTAGAACTCACGTTAGCAAAACTGTTATTGTTGAGATACCAACTTTAGATTTAATACAAACCTTTAATGCAACTTGGATGAATCACGCAGTAGGTAAGTTAAAATCTTGGCTAAACAATGTAATCAAATAAAAAAAAGTAGATATGAAATTAAATCAGAAACAAAAAGTGTTAAGACACTTGAAATCAATTGGAAGTATTAATCCGTTAGATGCGTTAAAAGAATACTCCATAATGAGATTAGCAGCAGTTATTTATGACCTTAAAGATGAGGGATATGATATAAAAACTGATATAGTAAAAAGCAGAAATAGATTTGGAGAAAAGGTATCTTTTGCAAAATACACATTAGTAAAATGAAATACTTATACGCAGTAATACTATTGATGATGGCATCTTATATTTTATTGGATATGTATTTTGATTATAGATTAGAAAAACGACAAAAAGAATTTGATGAATGGCAAAAGAAAAATCAGTAGCTAAATTAAGAAAGGAACTAGACAAATGGTTTAGTTTGTGGGTACGCATATCAAATTCAGATGAGTATGGTATGTGTACTTGCTTTACCTGTGGTAGCAGGAAACATTGGAAAGAAGTCCACGCAGGGCACTTTATGTCTAGGCGACATACTGCTACCAGATGGCACGAAAGTAATGTTAAACCTCAATGCGTTAAATGTAATATGTTTTCACAAGGAGAGCAGTTTAAATTTAGTCAGGCACTTGGCTCTAAAGTAGCAAACAAGATGCAACACTTGTCAGGACTTACAGTTAAGTTTAGTAGGTTTGATATAGAGGTAATGATAAAAGACTATAAGGAGAGAGTAAAAGTGCTAACAGGCTGATGTTCATAAGTTTACAATAAATAGTTTTCAAATTATTTGTTTATTTTATATTCTTGTGCATGAATTTGACACAAGGAGAGTACGATAAGCTATTAAACATAGCACAGAATATCTGTAAAACAAGTTATGCAGAAGACTTGCTTCACGAATGCTTTGTAGCAATGTATCAATATCCTAAAGAAGATTTAGAGTCCATCAGACAAAAAGGTGAACTCTTTTTTTTTGGTGCAAGGATAATGAGTTTGATGTATCATTCTAAAACTAGTAGGTATTACTATAAGATTAAAAAATACAATCAACAACATATAGACGACCAAGACACTAATTTAGATACTTTTATATTTACTAATGATAATACAAATGAAAAATCTATCCATTTGATTATGAATGAATTAGATAATTTTTATTGGTATGATAGAGAACTTTTCAAACTTTATTACTTTGGAGATAACAATGGAAGTAAATATACCTACACAACTTTAGCAGAAAAAACAGGCATCAGCCGTAGAAGTATATTCTATACAATTAAGAATGTCAAAAATAAAATTAGAAAAACAATTAATGAAACTAGCTGAATTGATAGATTACTGTGATTACAATATTCCAGTGATAGAATTTTACAATAAAGATAATGAATTAGAATATCTAATAGATTTGAATACAATAGAGTTTGAAGATGTAGATATAATTTATTCTAAAGATGCTAAACCTTTTGGTATACTAAAATTAAAAAAGACAGATGACAAAGAAAGCTAGTGCAATGCTTAAATCTTATAACTACCTGAAAGCAGTTAGTAAAAGAGTGTTAGGAGGTTTCGAGAATGTAGATAGTCAAACCTATTATGATAGAGTGCATACTTGCAGTCGTTGTGAATGGTTAGACCATAAAGATAAAGAATGTAACAAATGTGGTTGCCCTGTGGAAACAAAGGCAGCTTGGAAAACAGAAGAATGTCCAATTAAAAAATGGTAAAATGAATAAAGAACAAAAAACAGAATTTAAAGAAATTTGGGAGGGTATCAAAACAGGTGTTGCTCAATCGCATCATTTCAAAACTAGAATGATAAAATTGTATAATGAAATTCATAGAACGAATTACAAGTATGGTACAAATTGCTCTAGTTGTTTAGGTACTATGTTTCAATACTTTAAAAAGGAAATGGATAAACCTAAAAAGAAGAAAAAAGATGCAAAGTAAATACTACTACGATTATACTAGAAATGGATTAGAAGAAAAAGATACTCCTAACTATTACAAAGGTATCTTTAAGGGCATCAAAGCCAACGAGGTTATAGATGACTTTCTTTTAACTTATAATGTGGGAACGGCAGTTACCTACTTGTTAAGAGCAGGTAAGAAAGCTAACAATCCAAAGGCACAAGACATACAGAAAGCAATAGACCATTTGGAATTTGAATTAGAACTTATAAAGAAGCAGGAAAATGTTTAAGAGTAGTAAGTTATTTGATGGTTATTCTTGTGTGTTCAGACAACACCACGCAATAGATACACATTGTTATTACTTGCACGGATACGCACTTTCTTTTCTTATAGAATTTGAGGGAGAGTTAGACGATAGGAATTGGGTATGGGATTTCGGAGGAATGAAAAGAGCCAAAGGAACTATTGATGGCAAAAGTCCTAAAGAATGGTTTGATTATATGTTTGACCATACTATGATAGTAGCCAATGATGACCCTAAAATGTATATGTATAATATATTAGAAGAATCTAAAATTATTCAGTTAAGAAAGATTGATGATGTAGGTGCTGAAAAGTTTGCAGAGTTTATTTACAATAAGGTAAATGAATTTGTATGTAAAGAAACGTCAAATAGAGTAAAGGTAAGTAAAGTAACAGTAAGAGAAAACAACAAAAATAGTGCATCATATGAAAATTAAAGTATCAGAACATTTTTATAGTTTACAGGGCGAGGGAGAAACAATGGGTGTACCTGCTATCTTTGTTAGATTAAAGGCTTGTAATTTATTGTGTGGAGGTTATGGCACACAGAAAGATGGACAACTATATGATGGAGCAACTTGGAGGTGCGACACATTAGAAGTTTGGACAAAAGGTATAACTTATGAAGTAGAAGAAGTAGGCAAAATGCTTATTGATTTGTACGGAGAGCAAATGAAAAAAGGTACACATCTAATTTGGACAGGTGGAGAACCTTTAATGCAACAGAAAGCAATCATTGAGGTAATGAATTACTTATCCAATAAAGGTTATCATCCTTTTGTAGAAGTAGAAACAAATGGAACGATTGAGCCATTAGAGGAATTAGATTATTGGATTGATTTATATAATGTTAGTCCTAAACTTGGTAATAGTGGAATGCCTAAAAACAAAAGACACATACCAGAAGTGATTGAATTTTTTAACAATAGTCCTGTATCTATTTTTAAATTTGTTATAAGCAATGAAGATAATTGGAATGAGATACAAGAATTTAATGTAGACAGAAACAAAATATATCTGATGCCTAATGCAGAGGACTTAACTGAATTAAAAACTAATCAAAACTTTGTAGCAGACTTATGTATTCGTGAGAGTATTAAATTCTGTACAAGGTTACAAATTGAATTATGGAACAAAACAACAGGAGTGTAATTACTTGGGAACAAATTTATGAAAGAGTAAAAAAATTACCTAAAGGAAAATACTATGGAGTACCTAGAGGTGGACAAATCATTGCAGGACTAACAGGAAATGCAGTAGATACACCTGAACAAGCTGATTACATAGTTGATGATTTAATTGATAGTGGTAGAACGGCAATGAAGTGGAAAGATAAATATCCTGATATTCCTTTTGTTGCTTTATGGAATAAGATAGATGAAACTGATTTAGGTTGGTTAGAGTTTCCTTGGGAAGAATCAGGAGAACGAGATGCAGAAGATAGTGTGGCAAGATTGTTACAAGCATTTGGAGAAGATACAAACAGAGAGGGTTTACAAGATACACCAAAAAGATATGTTAAATTCTTTAAGGAGTTTCTTAATCCTCCTAAATGGAATTGTACCACTTTTGAAAGTGAGGGATATGATGAAATGATTGTACAAACTAATATACCTTTTCATTCTTTGTGTGAACATCACGTAGCACCATTCTTTGGACACGGACACATAGCTTACATACCTAACAAAAGAATAGTTGGATTAAGTAAATTAGCTAGAACTTTGGAAACCTTTAGCAGAAGATTACAAAACCAAGAAAGAATAACAACACAAGTAGCAGAGTTTCTGCAAGAGGAACTAGACCCTTTAGGTATAGCAGTAGTCTTAAAGGCTAAACATATGTGTATGGAGATGAGAGGTGTTAAGAAACACGACACTTGGACTACCACATCAAAGCTGATAGGTAATTTTAAAACAGACCATAAAGTGAAAAGTGAATTTCTAGAATTAATTAAATGAAAACAAATATAATAGTAAACCTACAACACGAAGCAGTACACCAATGGACTGATTGTAAGTTAGAGGGAGTTGAGTTTCTAGCATTTCCACACAGACATATTTTTCATATATGTTGCAAGAAAGAAGTTACCCACGATGATAGAGATATAGAAATCATACTATTGAAAAGAACTATCAATCAATTCCTAGAAGATATGTACCCTAAAACATTTGGAGATATGTCTTGTGAAATGATAGCAAAAGAATTACTAACAGTATTTCAATTAAACTATTGTTCTGTATTAGAGGACAATGAAAATGGAGCAGAGGTATGGCAATAATTTTAGCACACATAGAATCAATAGAAGAAAGATATACTAAACAATGGTTAGATGCCTTAAAAGATAAGGTGGATGTAATTGTAGGTAATCAAGAAGTACAAGAAATCAAAGAGGGAGAGTTCCTTGATGTGATAGGTACTAACCAATTTAAACTAGAACAGGGATTAGAAATCATTAAACTTATCAAAGAGGGTAAGATAACTGATGATGATACTATATTCTTTTTAGACTTATGGAATCCCATAGTAACTAACATAGCATACATAAGAGATTGTATGGACTTAAAGTTTAAAATGGTTGGAATGTTACACGCAGGTTGTTGGGATAAGTATGATTTCCTAGCACAAAAGGAATTGACAAGGTGGGCAACAGGTGTGGAATTTGCTATGATAGAATGTGTAGATAAAGTTATAGTAGCTACTGACTTTCATAAAAAAATTATAGAAGAATACTTTGGTGCTACTTGGGATAAGATAGTGGTAGAAAAGTTTCCTGTATTTACTGATAATCATAAGCCACAACCAAAAGAAGATATAGTAGTATTTCCACACAGGTTGGCAAATGAAAAACAACCTTTCTTATTTGATAAACTGATAGAAGACTACAAAGAAAAATATCCTAATGATAAAATAGAATGGATAAAAACAAAAGATGTTTGGACTACTAAGGATGAATACTATAAGTTATTATCAAGAGCAAAAGTATCAGTTAGTTTTGCATTACAAGAAACATTTGGTATAGCTATGTTAGAAAGTTTAAATTTAGGTTGCATACCATTTGCACCTAATAGATTATCTTATAGGGAAACATTACCTGATAACCTATTTGATAATATGGAAGAATTGATTGATAAAGTACACAATGCTATACACAATTACAAGAAGCCTAAACCATATAAGGTTAAGAACTTTGATAACATACTTAAATTATTATGAAAATATTTCTAGCAGGTGTTGAGGGTGGAGAGCCACAAAAGGTTAAAAATGAAATAGAATATGCTTTCTATTCTTACTATTACTTAAGAGGTAACAAAAGACCACAAGTAATGGAGGGTACTAAAGAAGCACATAAGATACTATTCATTGATAGTGGTGCACATTCTTTCTTTAATGAAAAATCAGAGGAGGGAGTAATGAGTGCAACCTTTCATTCAAAGAAAAGTAAGACAAAGGAAACACCACAAGAATACTTTGATGCTTATGTTATATGGCTAAAAGAAAACTTTGACAAGTTTGATTACTATGCTGAATTAGATATTGGAGAGATAGTAACACAAGAAGTAGTATTGGAATGGAGAGATGTATTAAGAAAAGAAAACCTTTATTCTAAATGCGTACCTGTTTACCACCCAACCACAATGGATTGGAATGATTATATGGAAATGCTTGATACTTGTGAGAGTGGCTACATAGCATTGGAGGGAGATAGAGGACACAGGAAAAGATTAAACTATAACAAATTAATCAAACCTGCTTATGATAGAGGAATAAAGGTACACGGATTTGCTATGACTAAAACAGAAGTATTAAGAAACTATCCTTTCTATTCTGTTGATAGTACAAGTTGGTTACAAAGTGAAATGTATGGAACAATACCATTCCACGAAAAAGGAAGTATCAAAGCAGTTAGGTTTAAGGATAAACAAAAAGTAATAAATAAGTTAGGTAAATTAGATACTGAAATTCTATTTGGAGATGATTTAGCCAAAAGAAGATTATACAATATGAGATTAGGTATCAAAGCATATAAAGAATACGAACAATTTTATACAGAACTATGGCAAAAAAGAAACATAAACTGGGTTGGGTAGATATAGAAATCAAAGACTTAGTAAAAGCAGATTGGAACTATAAGGAAGAAGATGAAAAACAAACTGAAAAACTTATAGCTAATTTCAAAAAGAATGGACAAGTAGAGAACATTCAAATAAGAGAACTAGGAGATAAGTATGAAGTGGTAAATGGTAACCACAGATTAGATGTAATGAGAGAAATAGGTATGGATAAGGCTCACGCATATAACTATGGAGAGATGTCTAAAGCAGATGCTCAAATCGTTGCTATTGAAACTAATGAAACTAGATTTAAGTCTAATGCTTTTAAGTTAGGAGAAACCTTTGAAGAATTAAAAGAAGTCTATTCTATTGAAAAGATGGCTGAAACAATGCCGTTTGATGAAAAGGAAATATCTAATATGATAGATGTCTTAAACTTTGATTGGGAGCAATTTGATGTAGAAGAAGATGCACCTTTAGATTTAGAAAAGGAAGATAAGTTTGACAATTCAATATCATTAAAGGTATCATCAGACACATTTCAAAGATGGTTAGAACTAAAGACAAGAATGAAACAATTAAATGGATATGACAATGATAGCAAAGTATTTGAATTTGCAGTCATAGAAGCATTGAATATACCTTATGAAAGCCTAGACTAATGGACAAAAATGGACACATAAAAAAGGAGAAAGTATTAGAAGCACTTGAACAATCTTTAGGTGTGGTAACATTTGCCTGTAAATCAGTTGGAGTGGCTAGAAGTACATTCTATAATTGGTTAAAAGAAGATGAGGACTTTGCTAAACAGGTCAAAGAAATAGAGGGAGTAGCATTAGACTTTGCTGAAAGCCAATTATTCAAACAGATTAAGAATGATAACACCTCTGCTACTATCTTTTACCTAAAGACTAAAGGTAGGAAAAGAGGATATTGGGAGAAGCAGCAAATGGATATGACTACTGATGATGAGCCTATACAAATTAATATCAATTTAACTAATGAAGATTGAATGTGATTTTACTCCTAAACAAAGTACGGCTTTCAAGTACCTTATGGACAACACTACTTCTGAAATACTTTTTGGAGGTGGAGCAGGTGGTGGTAAGTCTTATCTAGGTTGTGCTTGGATAATACTATCCTGTATAAAGTACAAAGGTATTAGATGTCTAATAGGCAGGAGTAAATTAGATTCATTAAAAAAGACTACTCTGAATACATTCTTTGAGATATGTAGTGAGTGGGGAATGAAGTCAGGAAAAGACTATAACTATAACGGAGGTAGTAACATAATAACATTTTTCAATGGTAGCGAAGTTATGCTTAAAGATTTGTTCCATTATCCTAGTGACCCTAATTATGATAGCTTGGGTAGTTTGGAAATTACTATGGCTTTTATTGATGAGTGTAATCAAATTACTGATAAAGCGAAAGCAATACTTTCGTCAAGGATAAGATATAAATTAGATGAGAACAATCTAATACCTAAAGTCTTTATGACTTGTAACCCTGCAAAGAATTGGGTGTACCATCAGTTCTACAAACCATCAAAAGACAATACCCTACCTGATTATAAATTCTTTATTCAATCACTTGCTACTGATAATGAGTTCATATCTAAACACTATGAAGAACAACTTAATAAATTAGATGAGGTAAGTAAACAGAGGTTGTTATATGGGAATTGGGAGTATGATGATAGTGATGATAAGTTAATTGAATACAATGCTATTTTGAATATCTTTGACAATTCAAATATAGAAGATGGCGACAAATATATCACGGCTGATATTGCTCGATTTGGAAAAGACAAAACAGTTATAATTTATTGGAACGGATTGAAAGCAGAACAATTTAAAGTATTAGATACCAATACAATAGTTGAAGCAGCAAATGTGATAAAAGAACTTCAAAGGAAAGAGGGAGTTAAACTATCAAATATTATTGTGGATGATGATGGTATAGGTGGTGGTGTTAGAGATATATTAAGATGCAAACCATTTCAAAATAATGGTAAAGTAATCAATGGAGAAAACTATCAAAATCTAAAGACACAATGCTATTACAAACTAGCAGAGCAAATAAATAGTGGACAAGTATATGTTAATCCTAATAGTCCAAAGATGAAAGAAACTATTATTCAGGAACTAGAACAGGTTAGAAGATTCAATATTGATAAGGATAGCAAATTAGCAATGTTACCAAAGGAAAAGGTTAAAGATGTATTGGGTAGGTCGCCTGACTTTTCAGATGCTCTTATGATGAGAATGTGGTATGAGTTGAAACCAAACACAGGAAAGTATTTTATACAATAAAAGGGAGATGGCAATAGGATAACCAAACTCCCTTTATTGAGATTAAGCAAATACGCACCAAATTTACATTTTTTATATTTACTAATAGATACCAAAAAGAATAATGTTATTAACAGTTAAAAATAAAGATTATACTATTCCTGAAAAATGGAATCAAATCGGTTTAGGTATGTATCAAGAGTTTATGTCTAAAACTAAAGACGTAACAGACACTACAATCCTCGACAAGATAGCTATAAGCTCGTTTACAGGACTTTCTATTAATTTAATAGATAAGATAAGGAAACAAGATATTGATGCCGTTAAAACAGAGTTAAACAAGTTATTGAATGTTAAGATGAATACTACTCTTAATACAATAATTGAAATAGATGGTATTGATTTTGGGTTTCATCCTAAGTTAAAAGATTTAACCTTTGGAGAATTTGTTGATTTAGATAATTATTTGTCTGAACCTTGGGAGAATATGCACTACATAATGGCTATTCTATACAGACCAATAACAAGTCAAAAGAAAAAGAAATATGCTATTGAAGAATATGATAGCGACAAGTCTTTTGATAGAGCAAATTTATTCAAAGACAATTTAAGTGTGGCTACTGTAAATGGTGCTGCTAGTTTTTTTTTGACTATCGGAAAGGAATATCAAGTCGCTTTGCAATCATCTTTGAGCAAACAACAAAGAGAGATGAAGAAGAAAAAAGAATTGCAAACTCAAACGACTTCCACGCTAAGTGGGGTTGGTACGGAGTAATACATAGTTTATCTAATGGGGATATTCTAAAAATAAATGAAATAACAAAACTTTCTGCTGAACAGGTATTTACCTTTTTAAGCTACACGAAAGATTATAATACAATGAAATAATGCCACAGATAATAAACCAAAATAACAATTATTACAAGAATGTTACTCTTAACAATCTAATAGAATTATTTGCTGATATATCAGAAGCCAACACAGGTATCAAATCACATAGCTTTGGAGATATATGGGAGATAGATATAAAGGAAAGAAACTATGCAGTATCACATTTGAGTATCGAGAACGCTCAATACCTACCTAACGAAATAAATTATGATTTTAAATTATATGTTATGGACTTAGTTAGTAAAGATGAGGGAAATGAAAATGATGTGTTAAGCGATATGCTACAAATCATAGGCGACTTTATTTCAGTATTAAAAAATTCACAATCATTAAACATAGACACAAACACAGATTACAGA